TGTGTATATAACTAATACTCTTTTTCTGTTGTGTGTATCGTATGTAGTTTCATCTAGTTTTGTATCTTCTGTATGGTTTGACTCTGGTAGTGCATCTACAAGTTCTTTATCAAAGTCTATATATAGATTTTCTTTATCAGTCCAAAAAGCTTGGTGAAAATATCTTGCATCTTTGTAGTCTTTGTCTTTAGAAAAAGGGTCTAGGAAAGATTGATTTGATGGTATGTTTTGAACATATATATCTCTATAGTTTCTTCCAAATTCATCAACTTCATCACTCTTTTCTACTCTTAGCTCTTGTACTGCAAAACCAGCATATCTCATATCTTCATCAGATGATTCTTTTACTGTATCAAAATCACTTGTATCATGGATAGCTCTTATGGTATCTTGAAGTAGTATAGCTGTAGTTTTATCATCTTTTTGCCTACCAAATAGTTTTATCTCTGTAGCTCTACTTTGTTTAAAACCAGATATTTTATTATCAACTTTTGCTATGTTGTTTTCCCATTGTTCAGGTTGTCCACGATTGTTAAGCACTAGCTTAATCTCTTCGCCTAACTGATCCCCATGTGCATAGTTAGCTGCTTTTTCTGCTTCTAATCTACTATCTTTTAATAGTTCTAAAGATTCATTAAACCAAAGCTTTAAAGTAGATGTATCACTAAACATAGATTATCCCCATACATTTGCTACAGCACTATCTATATCATCTTGATAAATATTTCTTCTAGCTTCTTCTTTTTTTACTCTTTCATCTTCTCTTCTCATTTGATCTTCATGAATCTTCTTTTGATTTTTAGCCATTTCATAAGCACCATAAGCTTGTGCTAATGCTCCGATACCACCTAAAGTTGTACCAAAGTTTTTCCCTTTGAAAATATCTTCAAACATACTATATCCTTATACCTTTTGATGTGAACTTCTAAGCCCACTTTGTTTTTGTTTTGCTCTTTTCATAGCTGATGTAAGTTCTACTTGATACCTTTTATAATAGTGAATAGATAAATCTCTATCGTTTTTAGATGGCATTTTTTCAAAAGCTCTACTTAGAAAAAGTAGTCTTAAAGACTCTTTTAAACTAATAGGTAAAACTATATCTGTATCAAGTCCTACTAATTCTTTGATTCTATAGAAAACAAAAACCACTTGTGATGGTACTCTTGGTAACTTGTTTATATGTAGATAGTTATGTTCTAGTGTATATATACCAGTATCCCATTCATCACCATCATCAAGATAGTAAGCATCTGGTGTAACTTTGTTGTACTTCTTACCAGCAACTTTTAAAGATATACCATCTATTACTTCATAGTTTATGTGGTATTCGTGTTTGTTTTCTTCTGTATCAAAAGTGATAGTTTTTCTAAATTGTGGTGCATCTTTTTGTAAAGTTGCATAAGCACCTTGAAGATATGCTAAGAGTTCAAGGTCTGTGTACCTTGACTCTTTTTGCTTATCATCTAGTAAAAATCTATTCTCTTCTATAAAATCTTGTGCTATCATGTTTATTTAATTGTGATCTCTTTTAAATCAATCTTTTCAAAACCACCAGTAGGTCTTGTAAGAAAATTTGCTGTTTTTGTATCTACTACACAAATATCACCAGTATTTAAAATAGGAAAAGGTCTTTTTAGACTCTCTTTAAATTCTCTTGGTTTTTCTCCAATATATCTAATCATAGATAGTTTATTTTGTGCATATATAGATACACAATCTGATTCCACTACATCTTCACCATCTTCTTTTGAATCTGTAAGTTCTTTATCATCTTCTTTTGTACCTTTTGTAGTTTCTTCTTTTTTTGATGCAATAGCTTCTTTTAGTTTTGGTACTGTTAGTCCATCTGTTTCTATATCTAAAAGTTGTGCTTGTTCTACTAAGATTTCTTTTTCTGTTGCCATATTATTTCCTTGATTTTTTTATGTATAAATACACACTAAAAAAGCCTATAGGATAATCCCATAAGCTTTTTGATCTATATTTATGCTAAAGCAGAAACTACACCAATAACACCATAATCTTTATCATGGTAGATTGAGTTTTCTTCATCAGTACCAGCTTTACCTTTGAATCTTGTTTTAGAGATTCCATAAAGTCTATCAACTGCAACTTTTGCTTTTCTGTCCATATCATACTTATCTTCATAGTAGTTGTAACCAGTATCCATAGGCATAAGCATAGCTGTAGCACCTACAAGTAAGTTGATCTCTGTTTTTAATGAAGCACTACCAGCATATCCTGAAAAATCTTGTCCATCAATTCCAGTATCAGCAGATGTATAAATACCAGCATACTCATTTGAAACTGTAGAGTGTTGAACTAAAACAACATCATCAATCACACCTAACTGTCCACTAAATACTGGTGAGTTTAATCCAATATCAGATGCACTTTCTTGTTTAGAAGCCCATGCTGGGTCTTGCTTTAAGTTCCATGCAGATTTACTACCTACAAACATAACAAAGATTTCTCTTTTTACTTCAACACCATGTGCATCTTTAGACATGATAGTTTTGTAAGGTCTTAATCTTGGTACATCATTACCTTGTCCATCTTTACCCTCTCTTGCTCTTCTACCAGCTTCTTCAACATCAGCTACAGTAAGAACATCACCAGCAACGATACCAGTAGTATCAGCATCAGCATGGTGGTTACAAGCTACGATATTTGTTAATCCATCAGATAATCTACTGTAGATTCTTCTATCCATCTTGTCTGTTTCTGATTCTGTTAATCCCTCTTTTGCATCTTCTCTAAAGTTTTCAAAATAAACTTGATTTAAAAGTTTGATTGTTTTACCAGATTTTACAGAATTACCAGAACTCTCTAAACCAATAGTTTGAGCTAAGTATGTTAAGCTTCCCTCGTTTGTATCAAAATCATCATCACCAGATACTCCACCATTTCTGATTAAACCTCTGTACTTCATAGTTGCTGTACCAGATAGCCCATCTTCTTTTTGTGTTTTAATGATTGCATTGTTACCTAAACCGATAAACTGTGCAAATCTTGATTCATTAATAACTGATGTTGTAATTTCTCTACTTAAATCGTGTTTTACTCTATCATCACTAAGTGTAAACATTTTTATTACCTCTTTTTCTTTTCTAAATTTATCACCAAAAAAAACTACATTTTTTTAGTTTGTAGCAAAACTATAAAAGAAATAAAAACCACATATATGATTCGTAATTATATATGCCACTTTTTTTTCTGCGATTGTCTTTGTCTTGCTCTTTGGCTTATGGATTGCTTTTCTTTTTTTGGTGCTTTTGATTTAATCTTTTCATTTGTAATAGACTCTGCTAGACATTCCATACAATCATCTTTTGGACTATCTTTGTTTGGATCAAAACTTCTAAGTTCTCTTTTAAGCTGGTCTATACCAGATGCACTTCTTTTAAATTTTATTTGATGTGTTCTAAAATATGGTTGCATAGCTTGTAGCTTTTCATTCTTCTTTACACTTCTTTTTGGTGCAAAAGTTTCTATTCTATTTTTAATAGCTGGTTTGTTTTTTTCTTTTAAAACAATATTTCTTCTAATAATCTCTTTGCTTAGTTCTTGATTTACTAAAATACCACCACCACTAAGTTCTAAAAATACTGTAGCTTTTGGATAAGCTATCATAGTATCTATGATTCTTGATACAAACTCTTGTAGTTCCCATGTGCCATAAAAAACATCATGTACTACTATAAGTTCTAGTTTTCTTTCATCTATAGACTTACCTACTGTTACGATGGCTCTATTGTCTGCTGTTTTTTTTGTACTCATAGCTGGATCAATCATAATATACTGGTTTTCATTTTCAGGTATATCAAAATCACCAATCTCACTAAAATCATCATCTGTATAAAAGTCACCCACTAAAGTCTCTGGGTCTTGCTGATACTGTGAAGCAAACTTTGTACCCATAGCTATTTCTTGTGCTTTTAAATCATCATAGTTTTCATACTCTTCCCATAGTGGCTCTTGTGCTTCTCTTTGATAAGAAAAATTACCCATCACATAATGTATAGGTCTTGACTCTAAAGCTTTAAGGTTTATGTGTTCCCATCCACCTTGTTCTATAAGTACACCAGCTAAATCTTTGGGATTGAGTCTTTGCATGATAAGAACTATAAAACCATTTTTCTTATCTTGAAGTCTTGAATACAACGATCCCTCTAAATAATCAACTGATTCTTGAAGTGATGCTTTTGAGTTTGCTTCTATAGCTTTAACTGGATCATCTATCCATATACCATGTGAGTGAAAACCAGTAACAGCACCACCAGTACCAGTAGCAAACATACCACCTTGTGCTGTAGTTTCCCAAAAGTGTTTTTGGTCTTGGTCTTTAGATATAGCTACATCTGGAAATAGATTGTTATATGCTGGTGCATTTACTAATTGTCTTGTTTGAAAAGAGTTTTTAGTAGATAGTTCTGCTGAATATGAAGTATGTATAAATTTTTTACTTGGCTTATGCCCTAACAACCATGAACTCCCCATCTTTACTGTTGATTCGGTTTTCCCGTATGATGGTGGTATGTTTATGATAAGTCTTGTGATATTACCTTTTTGTATCTCATGGATAGATTCACTAATATAAGCATGATGCCAGTTCTCTACAAAGTTTTGTTTGTAGTGATACTTAAACATATATCTTTGATAAGCAAGATGGCTTCTTTTAGCCAGTTCTCGCTCTATAAGGATTTGTTCTAAGTCTTTCACTATTTTTTCTTAAATCCAATTTCTTCTAAGTATTTACCATCAACTTTTGATAAAGATGATAATAGCTCTTGCTGGTTTGCTATCTCTTTTTGTACATCTGAAAATCTTGATTTGTCTTGTACAATTTCCATAGCTTCTTTTATAGTTCTAAGGTCAGATTCCACTCTCCACTTTTTATCTTCTTCTGTTTCTTTGTATTCTACTTTTCCCATTGTTTTTTATCTCCTTTACATTTTTCTAAAACCAATAGATTCCATGTATGCTTTATCTTCTTCTTTTGATTTAAGATTTTCATTTGCATCTATTGTTTGTTTTGAGTGTTTTGAAACATTTGGTACTTCTGGTGTTTCTTTTTGTTTTACTTTTGTTGGATATTTTTCTTTGTAAAGCTTATACACTTTTTCAAAGTGGTCTGCTAAGTTATCTACAGTTGATCCCTTATCCAATTCTCTTTTTTGTTTGTTTGTAAGTTCATCACTGTAAAACTTGATTTTCATAAAGAACTTACACGATTTGTTGATAAAGACAATCCACATGGAGC